GTGGTGGGCGCAGGTCTGAAATGTACGGCAAACAGTATTACGTTGAATCGCACCCGCCGCTTACAACCATTGTCGGCAACCGGGCCAGTTACGCGCGCTGGCTAACGAGCGAAACACAGCAGGCACGTCAAATGCGTAAGCGTGGTTGGCGCGTATTAGCGGACGTGGTTCGCGAACAATACGACCCGATTGTAGGGATATATGAACGATGGACTAAGCAGGCAATAGACCGGCTTAACATTGGTGAGGGCTAGAGATGGAATTAACATATATTAAGGGCCTGCACCTTCCACCTGAGGACGCAGAGATGGTAGCCGACCTGGTGGCCGTCAAGCGCATCGGGCGCGATGACATCCAAGGCTATCTCGCACTGTGGGGCGGGGCCGACCTCGAAGGCGAATACTTCACCGCCAAGACCGACTTCTGGGACAAGGTGCTGACACTGCCCAGGCCCTTGACGTGGGATCATGCCCAGGACGCAAGCATGAAGGCCGACCCCATCATTGGGCAGATCGGCGAGATGGGTGATGACGATCTAGGCAGGTGGTATCGTGCCACGCTGCAACGCAACCATCAATACCGGACGATGGTGGACAATCTAATCAATCAGCGGGCGGTGGGCACGTCATCGGACAGCGCGCCGCAGTACATCATCCGCGAGCCACAGGCTGACGGTAAAGCCGTGTGGCTCAAGCGTTGGCCCCTGTTCGCGGGTGCGCTAACGGCGTCCCCTTGCGAGCCGAGGATGCTTGACGAAGGGGCATTACACTGGAAATCAATAGCCGATGAGCTGCCAAGAATAACCCTCGCGCTGGATAGTGCGAAGGGTGGGCCGGATGGCCTGGCGCTGGATAGTGCCGACGTAGAGCGGCTCAGGCTTTGGTTTGACTATCTGAAACTGAGGTAAGAAACATGAACACTCAAGAAAGGTACAACGGGCTACTGACTGAGATGGACGCCCTACGTGCCAAGGAAACGCTAACGCCCGAAGAGGGCGCGGCGTTCAAGTCGAAACTGATTGAAGCCACAACTCTCAAGGGCCAGATCGAGGATATGCAGGCGCTTGACGCGCTCAAGACATGGCGCGATTCAAGTGCCGGCAGCGCGGTCAAGTCTGGATTCTCAGGCGAGGCGCTGCCAGGCGAGGGTGATATCGAGGGCGTGACGGCAGACTCGTCGGGTTATCTGTACGACGTGGCTGGCGTTGGGAACGCCAAACTCAAGGCGCTCAAGAGCGGCGCGTACAAGTCCGCATTTGTGGACTATTTGCGCGCGCGGCCCGGCAAGACGCTGCCTGACAAGTCGATGAAGGTCCTCATGGAAGGGCTTGACTCGGCGGGTGGTTTCTGGGTTCCACCGGATATGCGGCCTGAGCTGATCAAGCGCATGGCGGGCGTGACGGGTGTTGTGAGCGACGTCAACAAGTTCACCATCGGGTCTGACATCGTATCTTTCCCCACCGTGAGCTATGTGGCAAGCAATCAGTACACGAGCGGCGTTCGCTTCTCCTGGACTGCCGAGGCCCCGGCTTCTGACATCTCCGAGGCTACCAACCCGGTCGCCGGGCGGGTGAACATCCCGGTTCACACGGCGACGTGTGCCGTCATCATGACGCGCGCGCTGCTCGAGGATTCCCAGTTCGATATCCTCGGCTACGTGACGGGGCTGATCGGTGAGGCGTTCGCACTCGGCGAGGACGATGCCTACATCAACGGCACGGGCGTTGGCCAGCCGCAGGGCATCCTGACTGCGACGAATGCCACAGTCGCGCACATCTTCGCTACTGGCCTGGGTGGCATGTATGTGCCATCGGGCATTAGTGCGGCAGTGAGTTGGGCGGGCACGGCCATCGGTACGCCGGAAAGTGGCGAGGGCTTCATCGGTATGGAGCACGCAATGCCGCCGCAGTATGACGCTGGCGTGAAGTGGTACGCGCATAAGACCGCATACGCACAGGCACGCGCAATCGTGGACACGACCGGACGCCCCTTCTGGGCCAACTCCTACCCCGACTACACGAACGGGTATCAGAGCACCATCTTGGGGAAGCCGGTGGTGATGGATAACTTCGTCCCCGTGCCAGCGGCTGACAGCTACAGTGTGATCCTGGGCGACCTCAAGGCGTACTACGCCCCGCAGCGGGTGGGCATCTCCATCGAAGTGCTGCGCGAGTTGCGCGCGCTCAAGGATGAAGTCATCATCTACGCGCGCCGTCGGTTCGGCGGCCAGCTAGTGAAGGACTTCCAAGTTAAGGTCATGAAGCTGGGCACCAGCTAAGGAGAGTGAGAAATGTGGACTGGAACCTATACGGCGCTGGAGCTGACGCGCGCAATCGCGCTCACGACTACCAGCGCGACGCCTTCGAGGACGGTTGACCTGGCGGCTTACGCTTCGCTGAAGAACCGCGAGGTGCTGGCGGTGGTACAGGTGGGCGCGCTTTCGACTACGGCGACACTGACCCTCAACGTGGAGGTGTGCGCCACGACAAACGGCACATGGGCGGCACCCAGTGCGGGCACGACCACGGCAACAGTGACGGCGGCGGGCATCACCGAAATCCCGTTCTACCCCAACCTCCGCTACGTGCGCCTGGCCTACACGCTTGACGCTACCGGGAGCGTGCCGACCGCGGCTTCGTTGTTGGTGCTGGATCGGTAGCACATGAAAAACGTATGGTGGGCCGTGTTGCTGGAGCGAGCCGTTATCGGGCCGTGCGTGAGTTCGTTGCTGAACGTGGCTATCATGGGCGAAAGGCGACAATACAAACGCCTGCCCATCGAAAGCTATCGGACAGACATCGCGCGCAACTTTCTGGCGGTTCAGTTCCTCGCGTTGAGCAAGGAGCCGGACGACACGCTGATCATGCTGGACAACGACCACGACCACCCGGCGGACATCCTGTTCGGGTTGGCGCGGCATGACCTGCCTGTAGTCGTGGCGCTCGCGTTCAGGCGCGGCCCACCATACGACGCTTGTTTCTTTGTGCGCGACGCGGACGGCAGCGCGCACTCAATGGCCGACTGGGTGGACGGCAAAGCGTACAACGGCGACGTAGCCGGGCACGCGGCAATCGCAATCCAGCGGCGCGCGTTCTTGACGATGGAAGCGAACGGCTTCAATCGCCCGTGGTGGCGATACCCGTACATCGACGGCGCGATGGACATGCCGAGCGAGGACTTCCAGTTCAGCGACAAGCTGAGGCAGTCGGGTATTCCCATCGTGTGCGACACGTCGGTCATCACGCCGCACTTTACGCCGGGCTGGGTGGACGACAAGACCTGGCGGGCGTATCGGGCGGATCACCCTGAGCTGATCCGGCCAGACACAACGGCGACGGAGGGCGGCAATGGTACGAGCTGACTACACCACGGTTGACGCGGTACGCAGGCTGTCTCTCTCTACTGACAACAGCGTGAGGGACGAGGCCATCCTGACAATCATCCAAGCCACGGCGCGGGAGATTGACGGGATAGCCGGCGAGCAGTTCTACCCGCGCATCGAGACGCGATGCTTTGACACGCCGGCCACGCCGCAGCTCAACCTGGACGCCGGGCTACTTGAGGCGACGACGCTCACGAACGGCGACGGGACGGCCATGACCACCAGCCAGTACAAGCTGTATCCGCTCAACAGCTACCCGAAGCACGCGGTACGGGTGCTGGCTTCTTCGACTGCACAGTGGCAGTCTGACAGCCACGGCGACTACGAGGGCGCGGTAAGCCTGGCCGGGGTGTGGGGCTACCATGAGGACTACGGCAGCGCATGGCTCACGGTGACGGCTCTCTCTACGACCGTTGCCACGACCACGGCCACGACATGCAGCGTGCCAGCCAACAAGATCGTCAGCGGCGACCTGCTCAAAGTGGATAGTGAGTTCGTCTACGTGTCTAGCCTGCTGGAAGGCACGACGGACACGCTGACGATTGAGCGGGCGGCGAACGGGTCAACGGCCACTACGCATGCGAGCGCGGGCGTGGTCTATCGCTGGACTTACCCGGTGATCGAGAAGCTGTGCCGGGACGCCACGGTCGCCTACTGGCGGCTGAGGGTGAACCCGGTTGGTGAAACCGTCGTTGTGGGCGGCGATCAGTTCAGCACGCCGAAAGACGTGCATGAGTTCATCCGCCGGCGGCTCGATTCAATGGGTTACTTGCGGCTGTCGTTTGGGTGAAGCTATGGCAATGGACTTAAACCGGATCGCTGAATGGTTCGCTTCGCTTGCCATCTTTACGGGCGGCAAGAATGTTACCATCCGCGACTTGACCGGGATACCCGAAACCGTAGAGCCCCAAGACTGTCCACTGCTAGTTCCAGACGCGGAGATGTACTGCACCGACTTGGAGTTTGAGAGGCTATCGTTTCGCACAAGTGCGGGGCGGCGCTATCGGCTCGGCTACACGTTGCACTACGTCCTTTACAGTTCTCCCGTGGCCGATGGCATCTCGCTATTCGCCACGTTTTCAGACCTGGCCCAAGCATTCGAGGACACGATAACGGTGCTGATTGACAGCGAGGCCATAGACGGCGCGCATGACATCAGGCCGATGAGTGCCCCTGCCTTTGGGCCGGTTGTCGATCCGACTGGGCAGCTATTCCATGGCTGCAAATTCGACTTACGAGTGACCGAGTTTAGATAGGAGTTTTACAAATGGCACAGACTACCGCGGCCATCAGCGCAAAAGATGTAAGCGTTGCTTACTCAACTGACGGCACAAACTTCACCGACATGAGCGGCTATGCCGGGACTGTTTCCATGGAAGGCGGCGAGCACGCCTTGGGCGAGTTCTACACCTTCGATGGTTCGACCGGCATTACGACTGTCGGCAAGATTCAGCCGATCACGATTACCACCCGGATCATCTACGACGAAACGGGCACGGCCCCGTATCCCGTCCTGCTGCCCTACTGGGTGGCCGGATCGAGCGTCGGTATCCGATGGTCGCCCAAGGGCCTTATCAGCGGCACGACGGGCGAATGGGTGTATACGACCGTGTTCGGGAACTCAAAGATTGTCACGCTGGGCTATCCTGGCGGCGAGGCTTCGAGTGCTGATCCGATCATCATGGACATGACGGTCCGATGCGCGTCGATCACGACTAGCACCAGCACAAGCTAAGGGGTGTTATGGCCGATACTGACATCACGGTAAAGTACGATGAAATCACGATTGACGACCTCGTGCTGATGGAGGATATTGGCGACGGCAAAGCCAGCCTGCGCGATATGCGCGACTTCCTTAACCGCGTGATCGAGGGCGGCGCGGGCAAGCGGAAGGCGGGCGAGCTGCGTAAGCTGGCTGAGGCCGTTAGCCTTGCAGTGAGTGAAATAGCAAACCCAAAAGAGGTGGCCGAAGTCTCAAGCTAAGAGTAACGGCGCACTTGGACGCGGGGGACGTATGCCCGCCCGAATACCTGGAGTTGATTTTATGCCGGGACGTGTATCACTGTCCTCCAGCGCAATTACCGCCGACGAAAACAATCCTGAAACATCTGACCTGCATCAACGAGGAACAGAAGTGGAAGGAAAGAGAGCGCAAGCGGGAGCAAATGAAACACCGTGGCTGATGTAAGGGTTAGGATAGTCGGCAAAGACGATAGCAAGGCTGCTATCAGTTCGGCGCGTGGTGGGCTGGGAGGACTTGCGGGTGATGCCGACAAAACAACCGCGGCATTCGGCGGGCTAAATACGCGGCTGCTGAATCTGAATGCGGCCATCGGCATTGTCGGGGCGCTCAAGGGGGCGCTAGGGGGCATTGCTAACGCACTCCAAAGGCCATTCGAGGCCGTCGCCAGCTACGAGCGTCTATCAGCCAGCATTCAAGTTTTAACGGCCCGCGAAATCATGGCTGCATCTGTCACAACGGCGCGCATCAGGGTTGGGACGGCGATGGTAAAAGCGACCGAGGAACAAACCGTCGTCAACGGCAAGAGTAAGAAGAGTGTAGATGACATCAAGTTCTCGTTGGAAGGCGCGAATATCCGAGTAGCAGCGGCGACAGAACGGTTAAATAAACTGAGTCAATCAGGCAAAGCCACAGCCACACAGATTGCGGCGGCGAGTCATGCAGTAGAGGCGGCAAAGCGATCGGCAGCAGGGTATTCGGGGCAGCTTGGAGTTATCCCGGCTCAGGCGGCGCGGTCGGTTGGAGTCTACAAGACCGTCACCACGCAAACCCTAACGATGTCCGAGGCAATGAAAATTGCCGGGGAAGAGACGCGCTCAACGCTCAAGTGGATGGAGAAGATCGCCATTCAATCCCCATTTGACCGGGAAGGGGTTGCTGTTGCTTACAAGACCGCACTAACCTATGGGTTCACGGGCAAGCAGGCAAAGGCGCTCACCGAAACCCTAATCGACTTTGCAGCGGCGACCGGCGCATCCTCCGATATGCTCGGTCAAGTGGCATACCCGCTTGGGCAGATACGCGCCGGGTCGAAGGTGATGACGCAAGACCTGCGCCAGCTAATGACGGCGGGCGTACCTGTGCAAGACATCCTCAAAGAGATGGGCTACACACTGGAGGATGTAGGGAAGGGGGTTGTCAAGTCTGACAAGTTCCTGGAGCAATTCTCCAAGACGTTAAACCGCGACTTTGGCGGCGCGGCTAAAGCCCAGGCAGGCACATTCGCGGGGCTGGTATCTTCGTTCAAGGACCTGGAAGATATCGCCATGCGAAACGTGTTTACCCCGATCTTCGCACGGGTGCAGCCGATTCTAAACAACGTGGTCGAATCGCTACAAATGCCGGGCGTCGCGCGCGCGATGCAGATGATAGGGGATGCCGTAGGTGACATGCTCACCGGCCCCTTGCGCGGGATAGACAACATATTCAGGGGCGCGGGTCGCGCGTTCGAGGTGTTTGATAACGCTATCAAGAAGGGCATCAAGCCTCTCTACGCCGTCCGTCTTGCGCTTCAAACGTTTGTACCGCCCGCGCTCATGCCGGCCATCAACGGCATCGTGCGCGCCGTCGATGCGTTCCAGACATCGATGCAGATGGCGCGCGACCCGATTGCGGCATTCAAGAAGGCGTTGGAGGCGTTGGAGCTTCCGCCCATGCTTGAGAAGCTGGGCATGATCACGATTGATATTGCCGGGCTTGTGCTCAAGGGCGACCTGTCTGGCGCGTTCGGCAAGGTGGGCGACTGGCTCGCGGCGGCCAAGTCATTTGTGGATAACGTAATTGACCCGGCCCTTGTCGGCGTTCTTGATGGAGTGTGGGAAGGGATAACGCCACAGATTGATATCGCCGTCGCCGGGCTGGTGAATGCGATAGATGCAGCGCTCGGAAAACAAGCACCAGCCATTGAAGGGATGACTAAGCGGCAGCTATGGGATCGGCTGGGTCAACCAGTGCAGGACATCACCAAAGGCGATGTAGCGTGGGCCACCCTGGGGGTCAAGATCGGCGTAAAGGTCGAAGAGTGGGGCGACCAGATCGGCCCAGCAATCGACAGGCTTTGGGAGCGCATGAAGGAGCGCATATCGACAGGCGTTGAGGATGCCGTAATAGGCGGGATAAAGAATCTCAGCAGTCCCACAACCACAGAAGGAGTTCGGCAACAATTCCAAGGCGCATGGCAGGCTTGGCTCAATTCGGGCGCACTCAAGATCGACACTGCCGGCCTGACGACCTGGACAGAGCAGATAAAGGCACAGTTGGCGCAGTCCGACTTTCTGAATGGCATCACGGACGCGCTCACTGAGATGTATCGCAAGGGGCCAACAACCTGGCTGATCGATCAAATTAAAAGCCTGGTTGGGGACCCCACTGCATCGGGCGTGGCAATAGGCACCTCGCTTGGTGCCGGGATCGGCGTTGGCCTGGAAGGACAGGGCAAGGTCATCGGCGAGGGCGGGAAGGCTGCTGTTCAAACTGGCATGGACGCCATCAAGGGCGCGTTCGGTATCGCCTCTCCTTCTACCTGGACAGCGACCAACATCGGTACACCTCTTGCTGAGGGCATCGCAGCCGGGATCGTGGCGGGTGCGGGATGGATTGAGAATGCGCTGACCGTCGCCGTCCTGGGGCCGCTGACGCGCATCGCTGCCAAGGCGCTGACAATGGCGCAGCAGATGGGCGGGGCGATGGGCGCGGCTGGCACGACCACCGCGGGCGGGACGGCTACAGTAGTCACGCCCGCAAACATCATGGCGCTGCCCAAGTTTGGCGGGATCGCAGAAGGGGCGATGAAGCCACTCGATATCCTGATGAAGATCAAGGATGCAGTGCTTGCCTATCTGAGCGGGTCGCCGATCATTGATGTCGTGGCGTCGCTGTATGCCCAACCTGTCTACGCCGGTGTAAGCAGCATGGCTCCTATGCCGCTAGACTTACTGGCTACGATCACGACAAGCGTTAGGAACTACATCGGCATCCCGGCTCTCGATGTTCTGGTGAGCACTTACGCCAAACCCATCTTCCAGGGCATTAGCGCAATGGCAGAGCGGCCATTGGACTTGATTTCTCAGATGGTGGCGCGTGTCAATAAATACATCGGCATCCCGGCGACAAACATACCGGTAAGTGTCTATGCGGTTCCGGTGTTTACCGGCATAAGCGGCAGCGCCATGCGGCCACTTGATATCATGGATCAAATGCGGAGTGCAGTTCGTAATTACGTCGGGTTGCCGGTGGTTGATATCCCAGTTCGCATCGTGGCTATCCCGACGATGACGCCACCGCCTACCGGCCCATCTCAGAGTGACCTAGACAAGTACGGGCGCGCATCAGGTGGGCCGGTTTCGGCCTTCCGCCCCTACGTCGTGGGCGAGCGCGGGCCTGAGCTGTTCGTGCCGCGGCAGAGCGGCGCGATTGTGCCGAACGGCGGCGGCGGGTCCACCACAGTAAACCTCACGCTTGACGGCGCGACCGTCGCGCGCATCGTGATGGATCGAATGACCGGCATGGTCTACGAGGACGGGCGACGCTATGGCTAATTACTTGGTCGTCGGCACGACAGCAAGCGGCACGTCGATCACCGACGGGCTGCGGCTCAACCTGGAGCATGAGACGTATAGCCCGAACGTTGAGACGCCGGTGGAAATCGAGTACGCGCTGGACGGCTCAACCGTCATGAGCTACGGCGCGGGCAAGCGGCGCTGGAAGTTCAACGCGATTATCTGGGCCACGGCGGTAACGTCTTACGCCAACATCACGACGGTTAGCAACTGGTTCACCGCCACGACAGCAGCGTCGAACCTGTTCAAGTTTCAGACAGTAGACGACGCGGCGAGTGCCGTCTACGATATCATCATCGCCAACAAGGGTGTGTATGCGCCTGAGCTGCTGACGCCCAACACGGCAGGCACAAGTTCTATCTGGCGCGTGCCATTTGACCTGATACAGCAATGAGGACAGTAGCAGCAGGTATCACAGCGGCGGAGATTGTAGCGGCATTAAACCCCGCTCATACCATCGTGGTCAAGAACGAGCTGCTATCGTTCGCTGTCCCCGACCTGCAAACCAACGCCAACCTCACGTTGACCGTGCCACAGTCTTACGTGATGAACGCGGAAGAGACGCATGTGTTTGCGGCGTTCAGGCGGGCAGCAGGTACTACGCACTGTGTCGTGTTTGCGCCTGGCACGGCTGCAAACTGGGCACTCACCCAAACGGCGACGGCAGTACAGACGGCGACCAGCCCGTGCACGATGCGCCCCGGTGTAGTGAACTTGGCCGGCACGCTCTACATTTACCGGGCTGGTATATCGGAAGCAGAAATACAGATATCCCGGTCTGAGTTGACCGGCACGACTAACGCCCCTACGCTGTCGTGGGGCAACTGGGGGCCGACGTTCGGCGCGGCGTTGACGAATACATCGGACTTGGTTCGGCGAATCGAGTCGATCAGTATCACGGACAACGGCGTGATCGTGGTCATGGGAAACCACGACTACGTAAACGGCCTGAGCACGCTCAACTATTCGTGGATTGCGGCGGACGGCAACACCCACTACGCGCTCAATGCGATAGTGCAGGCACCGCTGACGGACACGTATAGCACCTGGTACGCGGACGCGCACTGGGCTACCCATACCTGTGCCGTGTACAACGCCACGACAGAGACGATATGGGTGTACACGCCGATGGACGCGGACGGGCGAACGGGCATGTTTGGCATTCGCAACGGGATAGAGACGCCCATCATGCCAGTGCTGCCGGTGGACAACGAGAGCACGGCGGCTATCTTCCGCGCTTCGTCTGTCACTGTGATGAACAGCCGGTACTACTTGGCCGGGCGCATGACGCGCGAAATGACAGACGGATCGACGGTCGCTTTTGACTGTTACCTGACAAGCGCGGACGGTGAACATTGGAGCATTGGAGAACGCAGCTTCTACCTCCAGTCTGGCAACGCGGCTGGAACACTGGTGCAGATTGCAGACTCAGACACAGGCACGCACGTCGTGTATTACGGCGGCAACTTGTATTTCACCAGCGCCACGGCGACGCCGCTACAAGACGCCGAATCATCGACGCAATTCGCCACGCTCGGCGACGTGGAGAGTTGGCAGGTGCAGCAGATCACCGGCGGCGCGGACTCGTTCAGTATGAGCCTGCTGAGGGGCAATGCGGAGCTGTCCAGTGATCCGCTTGTCAAGCCCGGCGCGGTCGCGTACCTGCAAACCGGCCAGGGCGCGACGGTTGCGGACTTCGGGGTATACGGACTTGACAAGCCGAGCGGCTCGCACGGGCGCGCGGGCGCGTCACCTGTTAGCCTGAGCGGGCGCGACATTGCGGGCAAGCGGCTGGCCGACTGGCGGCTACAGTTTGACGCGGTTCGGCATGGCCGGCATGAGTTCGTCTCAACGCTTACCACACCTGATGGGCTGATCATCAAGACGCCCGACGGCCAGGGTTACACGTTCATCAGCACCGGCTTGAAAATCAACGGCCTGAATGATCCATTTATCGCGTACCTCGATGCCCACTACGACGGCGACGGGCTGATGAAGCTGCAAGTCACGCCGACCGTGGCAAACGACTACCACCTGTCCAGCGTGGGCGGGCTGGTGGGGGCGGCGGATGATGGGACGGGCACGGCCTACCTTGTGCCCAAGGCAAACGCCTGGACAGATCACACCCAGACGGTCGCGCGCCTGCGGTCGCTGGCGCTGCCTGCCGCTAACCAGGACGACCCCAGCGCGCTCGATTCGGGATTCAACCTGGCCACTCGAGTAAATAACCTGTGGGAGTCAGCCGGTGGGACGGCTCGCACGGCAGCAGTAACGGCCACCTACGCCACGGACAGCGCACCGGCGATTGTGGCGGCGACCAAGTACGATATCGCCATTCGCACGATGGGCAAGCGGGCGCAGGTGTTCGTCAAGGCGCACGACCTCGCGGCGGCAACGTGCGCGGCGGCGGCTGGCTACACGCTTCGCAGCCAGGCTAACTTCTCTTGGCAGCTCCAGAAGATGCCAGAAGGTAAAGCCTATACCGGCATCGCGGCGGGGACGGACGTGTTCGTGGATACGTCGGCATTCGCTCATGCCATGTACGACGACGTGGAGCTGGCGCTGACAAGTGCGGAAGACTACTTGGGCGGTGCTGAGTCTGACTACGTAGCGGGTTCGGCAGCGGCCTACACGACTCAAATCGCCGGCACGTACACCGTGAGCAACGCGGGCGCATCGGATACCATTACCCTAGTCACTGGCACGATAGGCCATTTCAGCGCGGGCCAGCGGTTGCGCGTGGTGATGAATTTCAGCGCGCACGGCGACCGGTATGGCGTGGTTGAGTCGGCGGTTGGGACGACGATCACGCTTACGTATAACATCGTTAGTGGCGCGAACCAGGGCAGCGACACGGGCTCGGCGACCGTCTGGTTAGCGTCGGCTACGGAGTGGGCTACCGCTTCAAGTGACAGCGGCGAGCGTACTATTGATGGGGCCGTAGTGCCAAACAATACGGGCGCTGCTAAGGCCGCGCTCATGCTCTACGGCGCGGGCGTCGTCGTCACGAACGACAATACCGCCCTTGAATACGACTACTGGAAGAGCGACGGCGTAACACACTGGAAGTTAGGCACGGACTACGACGTTACAAACCCTATTGCTGTGCCGACGGCCTGGCGCTTCCTGTTCAGCCACAACGCGCTCGCAACCTACCGCGTAAGCGACAGTTACAACCTGGCTACTGCCGGATACATGATAGTTGACGATGAAGTGATTCGCTACATCGAGTCCAGCTACACCCAGTTCGGCCAGATCATCGGCGATACGCCCAACGTGACGGCCTACATGACACTATCCCCAACCTACTACACCATCATGGCGAAACAGGCGGCCCCGGCTGGCACGGTGTACAACGCGTGGATTGACAGTCACGCGGTGGGAGAAGGGTTCGATTCGGCGCTTGTGCTAGTGGGAATGCTGGTGGAGATGACGGCACGCGAGGCCCCCGAACAGGGGTTCCGAATGCCGGGAGTTATCACCGACCCGCCCCGGTACTACGTCGTGAGCAAGTCGGGGACGGGCGCAACGGCGGCGATTGTGCTCGGCACGTATGACGCGGCGTTCGGCACGCTATCAACGGCGACGCCCCAGGTTCCTGCCGGTGAATATGAGGTGGCTATCTGTTCAGGCCGTGGCGCATTCGGGACGGTCAAGACCGGCCACGAACCTACTGCCCCGGTGCTGTACTACCCGTGTAACACGTCCACCGGCGCGCCTGCATCCATCCTGATATCGCGCCTCGAGTACTACAGCGGGAAATCGCAAACACTCGAGGACGCAATCAAGACGATCTGCGCCTGGGCTGGGCAGCACTCCGTGACAGTCCGCAACGCCACGGCCACACCTGCCGCTGATGTCACGCGGGCGATCACGACCACGCCCTACAGCGTGACGCTCCGCGAGAGTTGCGCTAACTTCGTGCTTGACCTGACAGCCCATATCCCGGCCACGACAAACGGCCTGCGGATCGTGTTCAGGAATTACTACCGGCTGCACCTGTGGCAAACCGCCACGGCTGGCGTCGTGCGGGTCGGGCTGGAAACCACATCAGAAGACGTGGATTTGTCCGGCGACTACCGCTGGCTGGAGTGGGCAGAGATTCCGCTGACAGAGTTTGACATCTCTACGGCGACCTCTCAGAATTGTCACATCCGTCTCACGGTGCAGGATCAGTACATCCATGTGGACATCTGCGGACAGCACGCGTGGACGTTCAATCTCGATTCATTCGTCGAAGGTACGACGATTGACTACCGGGCCGACACGGACGCGGCCATTACCATTGCCTACGCAGCCACGGCCGCTGGCAACAGCGCGACGATTCACGTTGAAGAACTCTCAAGCCAGGTCGAAGAGCTGAGGGCCGCCAAGGGGAACAGCGGGCGGGGTATCCTGGACAGCCTGACAGCGGGGCGGCACATCAGCACGCGCACGACCGCCACGGGCGGGATTGAAGTGTCTCAGTTCTGGGCGCGCGACGATGCCGGGGCGCTCCAGAAGAACCTGCTACAAGACGACTGGGAGCAAGTCGATTTGAACCAGTCCGCCCATCTCCAGATAGTAGGCCAGGAAGCAACCGGCGAAGCAATCGACGAGGCGATGATACGGGCGCAAGGATACTCATTCGATGCCGGGCAGAACGACGCGCTGAGGGCCGTTTCTGAGTGCCAAGACGAGGCGCGGCTGATCATCCGCGAGGGCAGCGAGTGGGCTAACACCCGATCTGTCACGGGCTACGGGCGGATCGCGCCCCAGCCGGAAGACCTGGTGGCGCTGGTGTACACTCCCACCAGCGGCGCGCCAACCCACGCGAGTTCAGATCATGTCATCACGTCCATCACCTTGGCAGCGAATCGCGCGAGCGTGCGCGCGACGTATGTACTGCGGGATTATGTGAGCACAGTATGAAGCAGCGACCGCCTGTTAGCTTTGCGAGAAACCTAACTACCTCCAGCCAGGCACGATCCGAGACGGGTACGGTACTGGCTGCCGGGGCGGGTACGGTGGACGTTCGCATGGCCGGTGGAGAAGTCCATCGGCGCGTGCCACTGGCCGGCGGCGCGCCGGTCGTCGGCAGCAAGATCACGGTATCCCTGATTGACGGCCTGCCTGTGAGCGCTACGAGCGGCAAGACGACGGCAGGGGCCGGTGGGCTGGTGGTGCTGGGCAGCGGATCGGGGAGCGGAGCCGGGATTTACGCGCCGTCGCCGCACGACATGAACAGCGCGCACCATGCCGGTGAGATTACGACGGCCCAGGCGACGTGGGCCATGCCGCTGGCCGGCGGGACGTTCACCGGCACCGTAGGCGTGTCGTCTGGAGTGACGATAGACGGCGTGGACATCAGCGCGCACGCCGCGAACGTGGACGCGCATCATGTACGCTCGCACGCGATAACCTCGGCAAGCGACCACACCGTAACGGGTAGCACTTACCAGCTTGTCGGGTTGACAGGCACGAACACGTTGGGCCTGCACACTCCAGCGTCAACCGTGGCGGCGAACACGATACCGATTGGCGGGGTAGGCGGCGCGATCACCTGGAGCGGCCTACAAACGATGTCCGCTGGCGTGACGGTAAACGGCGCGCTCGGCACATTCAACGCAGGCGCAACGGTGGCCGCAGGACAGACGCTTACCACGCCGGCCATTACCGCGGCGGCAAGCCTGACGATCAATCCGGTTGGTGACGTGGTGTTCAACCCGACCGGAAACGATATTTACCCCAGCGTCAACTACGATAACAACCTTGGGCTAATAAACAAGAAGTGGCTTTCGCTCCACGCTGCCGAGTTGTGGGTTGAAACTCTCGTGGCACAAAACACCATCGCTACAATTGGCGGACGTATTTTAATCGGGCCAACCAACCAACTCCAAGATGATTTTGATACTGATGACAACACGGTCAGGGTGAAGTACAACAACTTTGCCGCCGGCGATATCGTTTATCTGGAGGCGAGCGGCAAAGTGGAATTCTTGCGTGTCTTGGCGTATGTGACGTATGAATTCGGTTCTTACTACTATGTGGTGACGCGCGACCTGGACGGGACAGGGGCGAACGATTGGTATGCGGGCGATGCGGTGTTTAACACCGGGACGACTGGCGACGGCTTTATCGATTTGTACAGCGAGAGGTCAATAAAAAGTGCGACGCAGTACGGCCCCACAATTGTCGGATGGGCGCGCAACTCAACCACCTACAATGACATCTCAGAGAGATGGGCCATTGGAAACCTTAACGGGCTGTACGGTATTTCGGCAGACACTTACGGTGTCGGCATAGGCAACTATTCAGGGAGCAATTATTTGCTGTATGACGGCACGGCATTCACCATCAAGGCGGGCGGGGGAGGCGTCACGATAAATCAATTGGGGCTCGATCTTAATATCCCTGCATCAGCCACGGTGGTTCGCTCAAGTTCGATTAGCTTTGTTTCGTCCACAACGGACATATTCCAGATAGGAGCCTATCTGGATTCAGGAAACTATGCCCTAGAAATAAAGAATGTTGATACCGCTAATGCCGTTCATCAAGTCTTGATTGCTGCGGCGTCACCGACGACATACGCGGCGTCTGCTTCGTTGGGCGCATCAAATGCCACTATAACAACCGGGGTTACTGCCTCAACAGCCGCGGGGGTAGTGCTGACGTTCGACGCCGGGACTCCAAAATCAATAACGATAGACGATGATGGGATAGATATTATCGGGACAATCCTTACCGGCATCAACCTGGGCACTGCCACAGGTGCGGCGGTGGGCGAGGTCATCGGGACATACAGCACCAACGCGACATTGCAGTGGGAGATCAACAACGCCAATGTAGGCAGCGGCGCGCAAGCTGCGCTACAACTCACGACGGATGTAATGACCGGGCGACTGGCGGTATTCTCGGATGCAGCCGGAGGCGGCGAGCGGCTAAACCTCACGGCCAGCGGCGGCTACATCTTGTTTGGAACGCTGACAGATGATCCGGTTGTGTTCTACACCAACAACGCGGAAGTGGCGCGCCTTACATCTTCCGGGGAACTTCAATTCGGGACATCTCAGGACACGAATATCTACCGCAGTGGCACTAATGTGCTCTCCACGGATGACACATTGAATGTCGCTCTTGACCTAAGTGTAGGGACCACGCGAGTATTAACCTATGCACACGGCAGCGGAGCAATGAATATCCAGGCTTCTACCGGGACATGGGCACAAGGGTATTATTTCAAGGGGAGCAGCGGGACCGCTTTATCCGGCTTCGGAGCATACGGTTCGTCGGATACGCTAACTTACCACTGGATCGGCGGGACATATAACGCGCCGGTCGTCAAGATCAATCCAGCCGGTAGCGTCGTCGTCGGAAATGCAATCATCACACCGGAGGGCGGCTTCGCCATCCTCGCCACAGCAGCCGAGAACCTGACAGCGGGAGAGATTGTCTCAGTGTCCACGGCCACAAGTGAGCGCGTGATGAAGGCTGCGGCCAACTCGGATATGCCCTGCGGCGCGGTGTACGCCACAGCAACAAGCGGGAACCCGGTATGGATCGTGGTGGCCGGGTTTGCCCAGGTGACGTTCAAGGGCGGCGTTACGCCTACGCGCGGAGAGGTTGCTTTCGTGTCCGATACGGCGGGTGTAGCAGATCGTGATTCAGCACTCCCGGCTGTTGCAGTACACAACCGCGAGATCGGACACGTATACAAGACAGGAGCAGCAGGTAGCACAACTACTTGTGTGTTGCACTGGAATTAGGAGGCATATGGACGAAGAATTCGACATCGACAAGGAAATCGAGAACGTCAAGACCGCAATCGAACAGGTCAAGGCGACGTTCGCTGAGCTTCAAGGCCGCATGAAGCTGTTACAGGCGATCAAGGACGGCGGCTACAAGATCGTCAAGGCCCAGAAGGGCGAGGAACAGAAAGGCAATGACAACGTTTCAGGGTAATACGCAGATGTCCGGCACGGTGAGTATCAGGCGCGTCGGCGCACAGCGCGCCCCGCTTTCGTGGCGCGTTGCCAACGTGCTTCGGTGGGCGTTCATTTGGGGCTTGATGTGTCACGCGATGGCCCGCGCATTCACGCGCGTAACCGGGGTCAAGACGCTCCTCGGCGAGCTGAGTGTCAAGCTGCACAAGGCCGACGGGACGTGGATCGACTATGGCATCGTGTCGCGCCGCCTGGTGACAGATGCGTTCGCGGCATTCTTGGTCGATGACTGGGACGGCGGCGCGAACGATGTGTCGCTGTTCAACTTCCACGGCGTTGGCACGGGCACCACGGCGGAAAGTGCGGCACATACCGCGCTGGTGACTGAGTCTACGACCATCCTCACGGTGGACAGCACTCGCGCGACTGGTGTCAAAACGCAGCCGTCCGCCCCGGTCATGCAATCGGTCGGGACGATCTCCTTCGATGGGTCTGGCGCCATCACTGAGCACGCCGTATTCACCCAGGCGGCAACTGGCGGCGGAACAATGATGGATCGATCCCTGTTCGCTGCGATCAACGTGGCCAGCGGTGACAGCATCGTGGCGACGTACCAACTGACAATCACGGCTGGCGGTTAACCGCTGGCAGGGAGAATTGAATATGGCTGCAATGTCTGTGGCGGATCGGACGCGCGTATGGCGTGGCCTAATGCGCCGCTGGTCGCGGGATAGTGTCGCGTGTCCGTTTCTCAAGGGCGCACTGTATAACCCCGGTGCCGACACCGGCGCGGTCGCCAGCGTTGATACGTGGGTGGATACGCACTCAGGCACGACCTCGGCTGATACCGTCGGCATAAATGGCGCGCTCACAGCGGCAATGCGCACGGCGCTGACGGCGGAGCAGAAATCCGACCTGATTATCGCCGTGGTTGCCATGCGGCGCGGAGTTGACTATCTCAAGTCTGTGTTCGGAGAGGTGGACTGATGGCAACTCGGATGGTATTCACGCCGGAAAGCGCACACTTCCCGGCCACCAACTTCCCGCAGATCGTCATGGTAAACACGCCCCGGCGCATGGTGCTGGCGTTCGATGCAGCCACAAGCGAGACGGCTTACTGGACTAGCATCGTTCCGCAGGGGTGGACTGGAACAGTCGTGGCCGTCATCTCGTACATGATGGCAAGCGCAACATCTGGCGGTGTCGCGTTCGACGTGGCTGTCGAGGCGGTCACGAGCGCGGACGCCGTAGACCTTGATGCAGGGGTGAGCTTCGACACGGTGAACGCCGGGAATGATGCGGCTGTGCCCGGCACGGCTGGCTACATGGAGCAGCTCAGTATCACCCTGTCGAACCTGGACAGCGCGGCGGCGGCGGACTATGTGAGGTTCAGCGTGGCGCGTGATATTGCAGATGCAGCGGATACGGCTGCTGGGGACTGCTACGTGCTGGCGGTGGAAATACGCGACGCGGCATGATCTGGGGATAACACATGTCGATCCGTTCTACAAGCACAACCGGGCTGACGTATACAAGTGCATTACTTGACTATGACGCCAACTACACGTTGATGTGTTGGGCGATGCTCGTAACAAAAGGGAATGAGTGGACACTTGACAATGTATTGTCTCTGAATGGGGTCAGCTCCAGTTACTATACCGATACTCTGGGGTGGTACGACAACGGCGGAACAAATGTCCTAAGATTTGAGGTAATCAGGAACGACGGCGGGAATACAACTAATGGCTCGACCGAGTTGTCAACTGGCGTATGGTATCACCTGGCGTTGGTGAGGACGGCAGCAAACAGCCATATCATATATCTCAACGGTGCGGTAGAAGAAACATACACCGGGACTGTACCTGACGGACAGGACGTAGCGACAGTTAGGATTGGAGACCACACAAGCGCGGGTTGTGTTAGCAGATTGGCGGCGGTCAAATTATATACTGCAAGCCTGACGGCAGCGGAAATACATATAGAAATGTATACAACGCTGCCAAAGCGAACGGAAAACTTGTTCGCTTGGCTACCATGCTTGAATGGATCGGGAGAGCGAGCCCTAGATTACAGTGGGAACGGGCGTAACTTCACCGAAGTCGGGACGATCACAGACGACGAGCATCCGCCTATATCATGGGGTGGCATACCGCTATTCTTCCCGTTTGCTGCGGCCGGCGGCACCGTCAACAACCTGTCTGTGTCCGGCGCTGTCACAAGCGCGGGCACGCTTACACGCCAGGCGCGCGCGACCAAGGTTGGGGCGGTCACAAGTGCCGGGCTTCTCAGTCGCGCCACGACCACGACCAAGACAGGTGCGACAACTCCAGCGGGCACGCTCACCAGGCGCACGGGCACTGCCAAGACAGGCGCGGTCACCAGTGCAGGTACGCTCACGCGCGCAACGGGCAAGGCAGTGAGCGGTGCTGTAACGAGCGCGGGCACGCTTGCGCGCGCGACAGGCAAGGCGCTGGTGGGCACTACTACCCCGACGGGTGCAGTCACAAAGCGAACCGCCACAACGTTTGCCGGGGCAGTCACAAGTGAGGGCGTTCTAACGGTCATTCGGGTCGTGCTGCTGTCCGTGGCCGGTGTAGTCACCAGCGCGGGTACGCTCACGCGCGCAACGGGGAAGGCGCTGTCAGGCGCAGTCGCAAGCGCAGGCACACTCACGAAGCAGACGGCGCGGACGTTTGCCGGGGCGGTTACAAGCTCGGGCACGCTTGCCACGATCAAAACCTTTCTACTGGTTGTGTCTGGAGCTGTCACAAGCGCGGGCACACTCACGCGGCTCACTGGCAAGGCTCTATCAGGTGCAGCCACCAGCGCAGGCACACTCACGAAGCAGACGGCTACGACGTTCGCTGGAGCCGTCACAAGCAGCGGCGCACTCGCCACGATCAAGACGTTCTTACTGTCCGTGGCCGGTGTAGTCACAAGTTCAGGCACACTTGCTCGCCAAACCGGGAAGTCCCTAGCCGGCAGCCTATCCAGTGCCGGGGCACTCACACGACAGACGGCCAAGTCGTTTACAGGCGCGCTCGCGTCAAGCGGGCTGAGCGCGGTCGCGGAAGTGTATCTCAACCTGGGCATCTACGGCATTCGCAAGATGACGGCCAAGGCGCGCTCGTTCAGAATGGCGGCGGATGATAGGTTCAGCCTGACGGCACAGACACGCGACTACAAGATGACTCCCAAGGAGGATGACGACAATGGCTAACGTTCGCAAGGTGGGGGCACAGTATCAAGGCGTTGGGGAGTCCATCGCGTACCAGCTTGACATGACGAACTGGACGACCGCCCCGACCGGGCCGACGCCCAAGGTGTACGATGAATCGAACGCCAGCGCGGACGTGACGACCACCGTCATGCCTGCCGGATCCGCCAGCGTGAGCGGCGCTACGATCACGCTGCCGCTGATGACTGCGCTCACCCTGGGCCACGTCTACCGGGTGGAGGTTGCCTTTACCGGGCCGGGTAGCAACGTGCCTAAACCGTGGTTTGAAGTGATCTGCGAGAGGTAGCGGTAGGGGCCGCCGGTGGGAAGGTGGGCTAGAATGCCCGTAGAATCAATGGAAACGGCCCGAATTTCAACGTTCGGGCCGTTTGTGTAGGTGGATGCCTATACGCGGGTTGTGGCTAGAGCCTGGTGCGCCGCGCCTTCCGTGCAACCCACGCTGGCACGCCGATCGCGACGGCCAGCACCAGCGCGGCCAGGCCAGCGACGATCCACACGGCGGCGTGTAGGATGCGCGTCATGGCTGCACCTTCGCCGGCACAATCGCCATCGACCACCACTCACCGTTAGCCATGCGGACGCCCATCAGCGTGGGGGTGATGTACTCCACCACACCGATGTAAAATGGGCCGTCCTGTCCGAGCTGTCGCACCTTATCGCCCACGCGAAACGTGATCGTCGTCTTCTTGCGCTTGCTGCCATTCGCCCGGCTCGCGGCCTGCTTCGCCGGGCTGCGTGATGCCCCGCCCTTTCGACCAAGGGCGACGGCGTTGGGGTCCTTCGTCATGTGATCCTCCTGTTGTGCCCGCCGGTGTGACCCGGCGGGCGGTGCGGTGTTAGGCGGTGGCGGTGTAGTCGTATTTCTCAAGTGCCGCCCGGAATTCGGCGTTGGTGTAATACTCTTTCAGTAGTTCAGCTTTTGCGGCTTCCTCTACCATTCCCGCATTCCGTAGATTACTGGCTAGCCGGTCGAAGTTGTCCCTGAGTTCCTGCTGTGTCATTTTGTTCTGTTCTCCTTGGCCTATATACTACACCTAACCGGTTAGCTTGTCAACTATACAATGACAAGTCTAAGCGCAATCTAAGCGCGAACTAGCATGGGCCTGGTGCAAGACGGCCCCCAGGTCTTGACGTTACCGATCGCGTACCACCGGCACGTCCTCCTGAGCGAGAAGCTTGCCGGGTTGCGACTGGCGGTGGCGCAGGCGGTGCGAACCGTGAGAGTCATCCACCCCCACATATCGCGGCGCGCCAACAGCGTGCACTGTCCATTCGCGGCAGGCCGCACGGCGTACACCGGGCGGGTGAACGTCTGCACGTTCCAGCCACCGACCGGTAGCTGACCGGCGGCTGGCGACGCGCCCGCGCACGTCGCCATCACCGCCAACAGGAGAAGGCACAGCACCAGGAAAAATGCTGTGCGGGCGCTGGGGCCGCTGTGCCTTGAATGGTTGCGCTGCTGCCGGGTAATGTCCCCGGCCCGCGCTAGTCGTTCGATGTCTTGGCGTGTCATCGCGTCACCGTGCCATAAACGGGAACCAGTACCGCCAGCCATCGCCGGCCGGCACCGCTTCACACCACGCGCCGCCCATCTGAGCGACGCTACCCCACCGGCCCATCGAATGAGACGGGCGGCCTGGCCAGGCTTGACCGACGATGGTCGTCGACCGGGCCAGGGCTGTCACGTCAGCCCATCGCAGCACGACCACGCCAGCCGCGCTGGTAGTCGTGATGGTAAGGCCGAACGGGCCTACCGCGGTGCCGGTGCTGTTGGCGAGCGTGACCATACCCGTGATGCTCACGCGGGCCTGCACCGACGCGCCTGGGCACGCTGGGGCAGGCGTGGGCGTGGGCGTGGGCGTGGCAGTAGGTGCTGGGGTCGCTGTCGCCGTGGGCGTCGGCTCATCCACTGGCGGGCACGGGCGACCAGGCGCGCCGACCGGCCACATCAGGTACGACGGCGGGTTGTCCCGCACGTAGTCCAGCGCGTCCTGCACGGTGGGAAGCACCCATGTGTCCCACTCCCCATTCGGCAACAACCCGCACACCTGCGCCGGCTCGCCTTCCACCCCGGCATGCACCGGGGACGCCCCGCACATGGCCAGCATGACTGCCACCAGGCACCCCGCCATGAGCAACGCCAGCCATGCCGTCCCCCGCCCGATTTCGTCGGGCACTTCCACTACCTGATCAACCTTAGCCTTCGTCTTTTCGTCGTTCCAGTTCATCATGCCCCCCTTGAGCATCTTCCTTCTGGCACCGGTCGCACTTCCAGCGCCGACACTCGTCGATCGCCCATCCGGCGGCGCGCATCGTGCGGGCGCGCTCGTCGAAAGTTTCACGCCTGCCGTTGATACCGTAGTGATCACCACAGAAATGGCAGGCGACGTAAACGCTGCTCACGTCACACCCCCACGACTTCGATAGTGTGCTGGATGCCCAGCACCGACTCATGTACGTGTATCGCCGCACGAACCGGGTATTTACCGGAAGCGATCAGCGCCTGGTAGAGATTGCGCGCTGCCGGTATGTCAGGAATATACGGGCACATTGCGGCGGCGCTCGTCATGTCAGCCGGCCCGTCGTCATACTCCCTTGTGTCGTAGTTGTACCAACCCACCATGTCATCACCTCCCGCCCCAGGCGCGACACTCGCCGCGCCTGGGGCAATGTGGATTAGAACGGGATAGCCTCGGACTGCTTATCCATGATCTGCTTGCCGCCGGCGACGATAGCCCGGAGGTACACACCGGGCGTAGCGCTGCCGGGAACAGCGTCCACTGAGACACCCTTCGCGATTGACGTGTCCCACACCTGCTGCCAGTCCACTTTGATGGCATCAAACTGCTGCGGGGTGAGCTTGGCGGGCGGGTTGTCCAGCATGGCCTGGCTGCGGGCCACAATCGCGTCGATGGTGTTGTCCAGTGGCGACTGATCCGGCGGGATGGCCGAGGAAACCGCCATCTTAGCCGGCGGGCGCATCCTCACGCGCAGGGCTAGGGTTTGCTTGCCCTGGAAGTCCACCTCGGTCGCAAACAGGGCGATCTGCTTACCGGCCCAACCGTCGGTTTCAGGCGTGCCCACCACCTTGGCGATGGTTGCCGCGTTCGTCTTATTGAGCACAAAGCCCTTCTCGGTTTCCTCAAAGTAGACGATGGGCTTAATCTCGGCGTCGTCACCCTGGCCGACATTCTCCATTTCGACGTGGCTGATAGTCAGCACCATGTCCCCATCCGTGATGTCACCAGACTTGAGATACTTGCTCGGAAATGCGTTGTTGATGTTCACTGATATCCTCCTACCACGTCACCCAGTACATGATCCGGGTGGCGATCTCTGCTTCGATTTGCTCGACGCTCATGGCGTCGATGTCTGCGTCCTGTGTGTCGTCAGCCGGCGGCGCGGCGTCGGTCTCCGCGATGTACTGCTCCAGCGCGTCGGGCCGGATCATGTCGATCACTTCGAGCGGCACGTCGTAGTACGTGCCGCGCGCGGTAATGGTGGTGCTGTCAGTCACGCATTTACACCCCAACGCCCGCTCCAGCGCCACCCTTGTGGCTACGAATCGCTCAGTCACGGCCTTCGTCTCATTGCCGCAACAGAAGATCAACACCGAAGCATCGATCAACGCTGCGGCGGTTATTGCATTCGGGTCACAGATGGCGCTAATCGTCGCCGCAGCCATCATCCCCGCTTCTTCCTCAGTCATGGGCCACTCAATTTCCAGGATGGCATCAATAAAGTCGTCAATCTCGTCTTTCACGCCGTCACCTCACTGGGTGACGGAGAAGTCTGGATCACCCCCTCTAACTTACGGTCGCTGTAGAACGACTGGCTGGCGACCGGAGCCGACAGCACGCGCCACATGTCGGGGCCGCTGCGCCGCGTCGACGCGCGCGGGCTGCGAGGCTTCCACGTCTGGCGCAGGCAGCGCGTCTTGTGCGCCTTGCTGGTGTAGTTGTGCTTGCACTTCGGACACTTGCTCACGATTGCACCTCGTAGTCGACGGCGTTGCGCGCCAGGTAGCTGGCCTTCTCCAGCGGCGATCCCTCGCCGGCGAGTACCAGCGCGTCAGCTAAGGTTTGACGCGCGAAAAGTGGTAAAGGACACACCGGGCCAAGGTCTGCCAGCGCCTTGCGGATGCCGACCACAAGATCGGCGTTGGCTTGCTGGAGCCTGTAGTTCTCGTCCTTGAGTCGTTCCTGTTCCCCTTCGTCCATGTCGTTCTCCCTGTGAATCGCTCCCTGTTGACGTTTGGGATTGTAGCACCTTGTTCGACGATTGTCAATAGGGGATTGACACGGCGACAAAAGTAGTGTACTATGCAGGCTATGGCAAAGATGCAAAATAAGTCCCACCGAATGATGTTCAGGATCGCGCCGGATCAATACGCGCTCCTGGAGCGAGCCGCCGAAGACGAAGATCGTAAGCCCGCCGACATGGTGCGCTACATCCTGTCACGCTACCTGCGTGACAAGTATCCGGCTGCCCCGCAAGAAATAGTAACCCCAACTGACGGCAAGCGCAAGACGGCGAAGTAGGTCACTACATGGCCGGGATGCCCTGGATCAAACTATACGGCGAGCTGCTGCACGACCCCAAGTTGTCGCACTTGCCGGAGTCCGTAAAGTGGCGGTACATTCAACTGCTACTACTGGCCGGGGAATGCGACGCGCTGGGTGCGCTAGTGAAGGGTGAGGACAACGAACCGATGACTGCCGAGGACATCGCCTGGATACTTCACCTCCGCCCAGGACGTGTAAAAGCCGATCTGAAACTACTCGAAAACGCTCGGCTTGTGTCCGTGGTGTGTTCGACCTGTGTCATTCCTGCGTTCGAAAAGCGTCAAGGACGAACACAAGACGAACGCCGCGCGGAATGGCGCGAACGCAAAGCGCGCGAAAAGGCCGATAAACCGGATGGCATCACGCGAGAATCACGCGTGAATCTCACCCCTAGATTAGATATAGAGGAAGATATAGAGAAGAGAAGAGAAGATAAAGATATTGCGGTCGCTACCGCTCCGCCTGCGCCTGCCGCCTCTTCTCCACCTAACAAGCCTGCCAAGACGAAAACCGCCCCTAAGCAATCAGACAACTATCGCCCTATCTTCGGGTGGCTGAATGATCTTTGCCAGATCAACGCGCCAGCCAGAATCGGAGCGACGGCCAAGAAGATCGACGATACGGGCGCGACCCTTGAGGCATGTCAGAAGTTTGAACGGTGGTGGTGGGCGATTGACTGGCGCGCGCAGAAGAACCCAGAACAGCGGCCCACGCCTGAACAGGTGTGGCAAGAGTGGCCTAAGTCCGTAGCGTGGGATGGGACGATCAAGCCCAGCGGCAACGGGCGCAAGAAGGGGATAGACGCCAGCACGGACGCGGTTATCGAAGCCATGAACGATCCGCGCTGGAATGAGGAGAACAACTAACGTGGCTGATTACACACAGGTCGTAAAGGTATTGTGGACTTTGGCATCATCCTACCCAAACTTCACCTTGGAGAAACGGACTATCGACGCTTACGCGGACTTGCTGCAAGATATCGATGCCGACACGCTGGCGACGGCGGCAAAGCAGGCGGCGGCTGAATCGAAGTTCTTCCCAACGGTTGCCGAACTACGCGAGCGCGCCTTGGTGATTCGCGGGATGGTGAACGGCTGGCCGGACGCAGCCGAGGTATTCCAGTCGGCAGTACGGCAGGCATCGTCCATCGGCTACGCCCGGTTTGACGATACGACCTGGCCGAGCGAGGCGATACGCGATTTTGTGAAGACGTGGTGGCGGGACATCTGCTACACCGACGAGGACAACCTGCCCACCATTCGGGCGCAGTTCAGGGACTCGTACAACGCGAGGGCGCGGCGCGCGGATCAGCAGGCGCGCAACCTGCCGGGCACGAACGACATGATTAAGCGGCTGTCGGGCCAGCTTGACGCGAACACGCCGCGGCTGGGGAGTGGGAAGTGAACGCGCAACCAACGATTGAAGCGTTGCCGGCTGACGACTGGACACCGGCAGCGCCTGGCACGACGAACTGCAACGTGTGCAGGAACCGGCGCGTCATCATCGGGATCGACAGCAAGGTTAAGCACTGCCCGGCCTGCATGACGGTTACAAAGTTAAACGCAGACAAGGACGGCGAACATGAGTGGTAAGACGATGCGCGAACAGCCGCCGGCCGTCCGGCACCTGCTCACGCGCATCAGGCAGACGGGCCTGCCTGAGCCGACGCTGGAATATCAGTTTGACGAGACGCGCCGCTGGCGTTTTGACCTCGCCTGGCTGGATCGCTTGTACCCGGTTGCTGTGGAAATCAATGGTGGAACATGGGCGCGCAAGGGCGCGGAGCGATGCCCGGTTTGCGGTCAAGTACCAGTCGGGCGGCACGTCACCGGCAAGGGCTACGAGAACGACCGCGAGAAGATCAACGCCGCAACTGAGAGAGGCTGGCGCGTGTTCGAGTACACGACGCGCCAGGTGCTTGACGACGAAGCGATAGAACAACTCGAGCGAGTGCTGATACGCAAGTAGGAGGACAACATGATCGAGATTAGTTTTGACAAGGGCAAGCCGGAAAGCGACGGCGAGTGCATCGTGGTTGATGGCGATAAAGTCATCGCCCGGTTCACTGGGCCGGATCGCGACCTGAACATGATGCTGTTTGCCGATATCCACAACGCATGGGATGCGCTCGCGTGGCTGGTCGCCAACCCGGAGTGGCGGCTCGACAGCATGAAGGGCAGCATGAAGCTGACGGCTAGTACTGGGGAGTGGGCCAGTGGGAGCGCCTACACCAACGCGATCGTTCCGCTCATCGGCAAGTTGGCCGAATCCGTGCGGGATCAAATCGCCAAGGGTAAGGAGGTGCAGTGATGAACTATGAACCATGCCGCGAACTAGACAAGCTGGCGCGTGAGTATGAACTGCGGGTTGACGTGCAGCACTGGGGCGACGTGGCTGTACCGGAGCGCTTGCGCGTGACGCTGGAAGTGTGGCGAGTGGGCGAGCGCTACGAGGTTGAAACGATAGGCAGCCAACTGAGCGCGGCCATCGCCGAACTTATCCCGGCGGTGCGCGCGAAGATCGCGCGCTTCTACGGGCCACGGGCTGAGGCGGATGCGCAGGCGTACCACGCACAGGCAACCATCTACGACGCAGTCGCGGCGCGCGGCTACACCGACGGCTACCGGCCCGAAGAGTTGGCCGGGCGGCAGGTGCTCAAGTCGCTGGAGGAACTGTGCGAGGCGTTCGAGCACTTGTACCCGCTGATGACGACGAACGGGCAGCAGGACACGTTCGAGGACTTGCGCGATTCGCTGGTGCAAGTGAAGCGCAAGGCGCGCGCGTTGTTCGATGGCCGGATGCTCGTCGGCGTGTGGAAGCCCGACGAGTTCAAGCTGGAGCTGGCCGACGTAGCTATCCCGCTGTTCGTCGCGGCCCAGGCGCTGGGCATCGATCTGGTTGAGCTGGCCGTCACGAAGGCGACGGCGGACGTGAAGCGAGGGGTGAGGCAGTGACTAACCCGGTTGCGCTGTTGTACGGCGCGCCTGACATGCCCAGCGCTGACGCGGTAGTAGCAGCCGTGGAGCGTGTGTTGCGCTCGCAGTGCATCAAGGTCGTGGCCGGTGATGGCACTGTCGCGCTCACGTTTGAGCCGAGCGACAAGCGCGCGTTCTACGAAGCGTTCGCCAGGATGTCTAACCGGCCCGGCCCGGTGGTGTGGAGCCTGACTCATGCCGGTGGGTGGTACGAGGTCGTCACCGCCACGCCTCGGCAGGTGGTTCTGCGATGAGAGGGTGTTATTCAGTGACGATGACATTTGTCGCGTTCGTGATCGTGCTGGTCGGGCTGGGGCTGCTTGAAATAGGCCAGCCGATACTCGGATATGCCAACCTTGCGTTGGCCGCGGTGTTTGTGGGCTGCGTGATCTTCCCGCCCGGCGTGCTTGGGCGGGGCGCTCCCTTGAAACGCGACTGGGCTACGGATGGCGACCAGAGAGAAAAAACAAAAGTCACTCTTGAGTTGTTCTGGGGCCTGTTAGCGCTTGCGGGGTTCCTGACGCTCCTAATAGGAACGGGGATCGTGAAATGATCATGAAGTCTATAAGTCTTGGATGGGGCGTGCAGTCCTTCACTCTTGCTGCCATGTGCGCGCTTGGCGAACTGCCGATGCCCGATGCAGCAGTTCACGCTGACACAACGCACGAAGCCAGCGGGACGTATGCTTTCGCTGTGAAGTACACGCCCTGGCTTGAGTCTCACGGCGTGCGCGTCGTGACCGTGCGGGATGCCGATCCGCGTGTCGTGACCGACCGAGTGGGGGGGGAAATCTTCATCCCCGCATTCGCCGCTACTAACTCGTCTGGTGGAGGGATGCTACGCCGTCAGTGTACGGCGCGATGGAAGATTGCACCGATACGTCGCTGGCTCCAGGCTAATCGCAATGGCGCGCCGGTTGAGCTGTGGATGGGCATATCACTTGACGAAATCCAGCGGATGAAGTCAAGCGACGTAAAGTACATCACGCACCGATACCCGCTCATTGAACGGCGCATGACTCGCGCCGCCTGCGTCGAATGGCTTCAGGCGCATGGGCTGGACGTGCCGCCAAAATCGGCTTGCGTATTCTGCCCATATCACGACCAGGCCGCCTGGCACCACTTGAAAGAATCGGGCAATGGCGACTGGCACAAGGCCATCGAAGTTGACGAGCGAATCCGCAAGGTGCGCCCGCCGTTCGACTTGTTCATCCATCCATCTCGCGTCCCGATTGCGGAGGTGGACTTTCGCACGGCAGAGGAGCGCGGGCAGTTGAGCTTATGGGATGAGGAGTGCGAGGGGATATGTGGGGTATAGCATGATCCTCCTCGCGTTGCTGTTCGCGTTGCTTGCCCAAGAGCCGCCGCCGCCACTTGATGCGCGTGCGACGCTTGAGTCTGCGAAGGCACAGGCGACCTGGAGTGTTGACCGTGCCACGGCGATGGCTCCGACGCTCACGCCGCAGCCGACGCGAACGCCAACGCCGACCACGACGCCGACGCCCCTGCCGACGCTGGAGCCAGAGCCGACATGGACGCCGCAACCGACGCCGGCGGACACGGCGACGCCGCAGCCGACATGGACGCCGCAGGTTCCGATAATCATCGTGCCGACGGTGGTGGTGGTGCAGGCGGCGCAGGTGCAAGGCGAGAAGGTTGAGCGATGGCCGGACTGGGTTATCGCTGCTGCGTTCGGCGTGAGCGTGTTGCTCATTGCTGGCGGGGTGTGGTTGTATTTCAAGTGGAGGCGCGAATGACTGAAAACGAAATGCCGATGCGCGACGCGCGCGACGATACGCGGTGGAAGGCGTACATCGTGGCTGGCGCTGCGGTTGAGTTTGGAATGTTCACGCTGATATGGGTTATCAGCGGGAGCGTCCAAGCTGCCGCGATGGTGTGCTTCTTGCTCACGTATTCGGTCGTGCTTGTCGGTGCTACGGCGCTGTTCATGCGCTCGATGCACCGCCACGATGTAGAGCACATTGTGGCGGCGGTTCAGCAGCACCAGCCAGCCATCGACACTGAGTGGACGGTGCGAACGCCGCAACTTCCCGCGCCGGGTAGCCAGTGGGTGAGTGAGGATAACGCGATGTATCGGCGAGAAGCCGTCGCAATCGCGGCGATGAAAATCTGGAACACGATGCACGAACAGTACAACATTCAGCCCGACATGCGACCGCGCCCGACGCGCGAGAATATCAAGGCGATGGTGCCTGGCTTGAATTCGAATGGGCTAATCACTAAGGCAATGGATCATCTCAAGGAAATGGGCCTTGTGACCGGGGGCGGGCAGGGCAGGGAATACGAATGGACATGAAAATATTTTTTACCCTTCTGTGGATTTCGGTTATCGTTACGGTTTACTTTTTAATGCGTGACGCGCAACCCCTGGCGAAGTCAGCTGCATCTATCGCCATGTTTATCTCTACCTTCGCGGTCACGCCCGCGTTAATGAAGCTGGCCGAGCGCATGGAGCGGGAGAATGACTAGCCCCCTCCCCCGGCCATCGCGCGCCGAATCACCCCGACCTGCCCAGGGCAGGCGGGCGGGCAGGCATGTTCTACAATGCCCCGGTATTGACTAGGGCGGTAATAGGGGTATACTGCATATATGGAACAGAAAATCCCTAAATCATTCAAGTTGACTGAGACGTGCGTGAAGATGCTGCTATGGCTGGCACAAAAGCAGGGCGTCAACCTCACCGCAGTTATCGAATTGGCTATCCGCGAGATGGCCGTCAAGCATGGGTACCAGCCGAAATGATAATCGTCTACTGCCCGGCCTGTGGCGAGGACTTCACTTACTCAGGCCAGCTTAACATCGCGCCGGGCGGCGAAGAGATTTTTGAGTGCCCGACGTGCAAGGTCGAACTTAAAGTCGCTTTCGACTACATCGAGGTGAACGACTACGGGGGTGAGACGTGAAATACCTGGTGGCCGAAGACAAGCGCGCCCCGGCGCACTACGCCGAAGAAGATGGCACCGCGAAATGTCATTGCGGCGTTTACGATGGGCGCGTAGCAAAGCGCGAAGGGCGGTGGGCTCTTGCCGATGCTACGACGCGCCGCGTGTGTGGCCGATGCAAAACCAGACATGCGCAAGAGCGTGCATGGCTGGATAAGAAGGATAAATTTCTCAATGGCCGCGAGCAGTCGCGCAAGCTGCAAGAGACAACCGGCTACCGCCGCGCGCGCGGGGTGCTGCCGCAGAACGATGAACCGCCCGAAGTGACGATACGAAGGGCGAGGGGTGAGTGATGCTCGTCATCACCGCCTGCATCGTTGGCCTGCTGTCGCAGTACGCGCAAGGGCCGACTGATGCCGTGCTTCGCAACCGCTCAACGCCGGGCCGCACGGCGTACACGCTGCCGGTGGATCGGCGCGGCGTCGACGGGTATATCGCGTCGATGCGCTGCTCAGACATCGGCCAGGTGTGGCGCGTCCACTGGCAGGGCCACACGGCGCGGCTGATGGTGTTCGACTGTGCGGGCGACTCGCGCACGCGCGCATGGATGCGGCGGGGCAACGTGCTAGGCGAGATCGACGCAAACGTGGCGCGCGCCTGGGGCGTCGTCGGCAAGGCGCTCAGGGGCGCGGTGGTGTGTGAGGAGGAATGATGTCAGGTATTACAGCAATCGAAATTACTGAGTTGGAATCGTGCGAGTCGGTTATCCGCGCCGGGTTAAACACGTTCGTCGAAGTAGGGACGGCGCTGATGACGATCCGCGACAAGCGGCTATACCGCGCGTCGCATGGCACGTTCGAGGACTACTGCCGCGAGAAGTGGGGGATGAAACAGAGCCGAGCCTATCAGATGATGGATGCTGCTGCTACAGTTGCTAGTCTAAAAAGTTCCACAATTGTGGAACTTCCCGCCAACGAAGCACAAGCCCGCCCGCTTACGCGCGTGCCATCCGAACAGCGCGCCGAGGTGTGGCAGACGGTAGAGGCAACCGCGCCGGACGGGAAGATCACCGCGGCGCATGTTCAGAATGTCGTCGATGTTTACAGACTGCATGGAATTCGCCGACTTGCCCAGGTTACGCAAGATCGTTTCTGATTGGTACGAGTGGGCGAGTGGGACTTAACAGGAGGCACACATGACAAGCGGGGGCGCGCACCGCGGACGAGCGCGCTGGCCTGGCTATGCAGGTAGACGCAAGCAGGTTACATCGTTCACGCTCTCTAGGTTCTGGGCTGAATGTGTGACGGTGTCGGGGCCTGTGGACGTAGACAACAATTTATCTACTGCTAATCGTAAAGCACACCGGGGCGGGCAACCGCCCCGGCTCTATTTCTGGCGGGTGTATCATTCCCCGTATGGCGCAAGTCCCCTACATCTCCCAGATAACCGACTCGCCACGGCGAAACGATTGCGGCCTGGCGGCTGTTTTGATGCTGGCCCGCTGGGTTGGCCGCGGCGAGGATGCGACTGTCACTTCCCTATCCGAACGCTACGACGTGCAGCAGGACGGCACGACTGCAACCGACTTGCGCGCGGCCATCACCTACCTTGGGCTGACTCACACGCTGGTCGACAAGTACCCGTACATCGCGCTTGTGTCGTACCCGAAGCTGCCTGTTCGCTACGACAAATCGTTCACTGGGCAGCACTGGATTGTCAGGCTGAGTGACGAACGCTATCATGATCCGTTGTGGCCTGGTGTGCAAGGCGCGGACATAGTCACGGCTAAGGCGACGCTTGACGCCGCCGAGCGAGGTGTAAGAGTGGGTATCGAAGAAGTACCAGGCGAGGGTGGCGACGGTGGCGGGAATGGCGGCACGACCAAGGCCCCACCCGTGGCGACGATCATCAGGCCACCATACGGCAAGACCTATCATGTGTGCGTAGGTGGCACGCAGGCGCAGCGTGACGCGGTGTATTTGCTGGCGTCGAAGGCCGGCCACAGTGCGACGTGTTCAGCCGACGATGGGGCGCTGGTGCTGCTCCAGAATACACTGGCCGGCGTGACTGAGTTCGCCTTGCGGACGATCTACTTCTACGGCGTGGCGGCGGATCAGCAGACGGCGTTCCGCAACTTCGTAGCAGGCGCGTACCCCGGCACGAAGGCCGCGGTCGTCGAGTTTCGCGCCTGGCCGGGGGAAGCGAAGCCGGCCATCACCATGACGGCCACGCCAACAAGCATCACCGCGGGCCAGTCGTCCACCGTCACCTGGAGTGCGCCACAGGCTGCATCAGCGACGCTCAACGGCGCAGCCGTGGCGACCTCGCAGAGCACGACGGTCACGCCGACCGTCAACACGACGTACACATTGATCGCCAAGTACGCCGACACGACTACGCAAACCAAGACCGTCGTGGTCGCCGTGTCGCCGTTCGTCCCACCACCGCCGCCGCCACCACCGCCGCCCCTGCCGGTCGGGATCAAGTTGGGCGTAAACGTGCTGGCTAATCATCAGATCGCCTTCGACTACGCGGCGCGCGGGTGCAGGTACTTCCTGATCTTCGATAACTTCGGTGTGGCGGCCCAGCTCAAGCGGCAGTACCCCGATGCCGTGATTGTCCACCGGCACTACGTCGGGTGGTCGATGGGCGGCCAGGCGCTTGCCGATCACATGATGGCCGGCGAGATGCACCCCGGCGTAATCTACGAGACGCTCAACGAGCAAGACCACGGCGCGGCCTACGGGTCCGTGACTGAGCTTAAGAACAGGCTGGACGCAGAACTGAGCGCGGCCCAGATCGTGCGGCAGCGCGGCTACATGGTGAGCTTGGGCGGTTACTCGATGGGCACGCCCGACTTCTGGGACGCGGGGATCATCGACGAGTTCAAGCGGCGCGTGGCCCCGCTGTACAACAACGACCCCGGCATCTACATCGGGTTCCACCTGTACACGCGCAAGTACGACATGGACTTTGACATCTGGTACGCGCGGCGCTGGCAACGGCTGTTTGAAGTGTGCGGGTTCGACCCGGCCAAGCGTAAGGTGCTATGCAGCGAGACGGGCGTGGACGAAGGCGGGGTAGGTGGGTTCCCGGCCCACGCTTACACCATCGCGCAATTCAGGTCGTGGTGCTCGTCGTGGCTGTCGTGCGAAGCGCAGCCGGTCATGGGCCTGCCATCGCAGATTCTAGGCGGCGCGATATTCCAGGTTGGGAATCGTGATTCAGGGTCGGGCGGATGGGCCGGATATAACATCGAAGGATATATCCCCGTGCTGGCGGAGTTCTGGAAGTGAAGCGAATCAAACTCGCCTGGCGACGCTTCGTGTACCGGCTCTACTTGCGTACCCCGCACTGGAAGCGCATCAGGGAGCGCGCTCTCAAGTACGCCGATTACAAGTGCCTCACCTGCCGCAGCCCGAACCGGCTGGAGGTGCACCACCTGCGATACAGGCGAAACGGCAAGTCGATTTTGTGGCACGAACTCATGAGCGACGTGGCGGTGCTGTGCCATGACTGCCACGCCAAGGAGCACGGATATGGCTGACTGGATCAAGGCGATACTGACATCGGGGGCGGTGTGGGCCGCGTTCATCGCGCTGGCGAACGCGCTCGTTGTCTACTTCTTGCCGGACTTCCCGCCCAACATTCTGGCGCTAGTGAATGCGCTGCTTGTCGTCGTCCTTGGCGCGGTCGGCATTCGCGGCGCGCGCGCGACGGTGAAGGCGATGCGTGCCCAGCGCGCGAGGGGTGAGTACAAGCCGTGACGACTGTAACGGTCACCCAAGCCGTTCTCGGCGCGGTGCTGTTCATCATCGTAGGGATGGTGCTGTTCTGCTTCGTGTGGATGAACACCTACCGGAAATACTGGCCCCTGGCCGTGCCGGTTGTTTTCCTGCTCACGCACGCTGCCATCAGGAACGGCGTGATTCTGTGGGGCGATCTGGGCCGCGAGTGGATTACGGCCCTGAACATCTGGGGGCAGGTACTACTCGCCCAAGCCTTGCTCACGCTCATGATGTACATGCTAATCATGCCGTACCCGCGTCGGAATGGGAACGGGAACGGCCCAGCGCCAAAGGGCAATATCGAGGGATCGACACCGGGTAAAGGGGGGTAGCACGGCATGGATGCAGCATGGATTCCTATTGGTCTCGCGGTCATAAGCCTGGTCGGGTCTGGAGTGGCGCTTCTGTCGCAGCGCGGCAAGATGCGCATGGAAATTGACAACGTCGCCCTGGGTCAGGCGAATGATCTAATCGAGGCATTGCGCGGCGAGGTGAAAGAGGCGCGGCTTGAAATCATAGCGCTGCGGCAGAACATCCAAAGCCTTACGTCACAACTTGAGGCGTCCCGGCTGGAAGCGGCGCGCGGCAGCTACGAGAAATTGAAGAGCGATACCGACATGGAGCTAAAGCTACTACGCGCCGAAATCGCGGCGCTCAAAGCCGGCAAACAATGACCACGGCGCGGCTGAACCCAACTCTCAACGGGCTTCCCCACCTTGGTCATGCCTACCTCGCGCTCACGAACCAGCACGCCGCGCGATCCACCGGCGGGAAGTTCTACTTTCGCGGCGAGGACGATCAAACAGCCTGGCTCAAGATTCACACCGCACAGCAGATGCGCGAGTTTGGCGAGCAGTGGATGGAAGATATGTTCTGGCTGGGCATCGAGTTCGACGGCGCGTTCTACGAGTCCGATATGATGGTGAGCGAGCGGATCCGCGACGTTTGGCCCGACGCGCAAGACACGGGCGTATTCCCGCCGGTCATGTTCCCCACTGTCGTCGGCTCAACCCACGACTGGTATCCTTACACGCGCTACCTGACGGCAAAGGTGAGGCTGCTTGACTCCATGTTGGGCGTCGACATGCTGATTGTGGGCATGGATTTACTACCCAGGTTTGCGCTCTACTCGGAGGTGAGCATCCTTCTTGGCCTGCCGCTGATACCGCAGATATTCCTGCCCAGGCTGCGAGGGAAGGGTGAGCTAGACGACGTCAAAAAGACAAATGGCACGCACAGAATAGCGGCCTACCGTGACGCGGGATGGAAACCCCAAGAGGTAGTCAAGCTGCTTCGCATGTCGTGCCTGGACGATCCAGACGGCGATTGGGACTGGCGGAACATCAAAGCCAGTCCCCAGGTGGTGATATGAGTTTTATCAGCCCGTCAGAATTTAACATCCTCATGGACTCGCCCGACATCGGTGAGATTCCCACGCTGCCGCAGTTCACTTCCAAGGCCATGCACGTTGACGATCTCAAGCGGTTCAGGGATTGCGGAGTACAAACCGTCTTGCAGTTCCTTCACTGGGACAGGATCGAAACCAAGATGGGCGTTCGTGACTGGGCACTTGGGGATGAAATCGTGACGCGCTGCCGGGCCGCTGGGCTTAAAGTCCTACTCATGCTGCCGACCACCACTTTAACGTGTGCCCCTGATGAGTGGTACGTGTGGGACGAGTTCGGCCACGTCTACCGCAAGCCGATCTACCAGGGCGCGCGGCAAACCTGGGGCTGCCTGTCGCCGTGGAATCCAGAGGCGCGCGCGTACCTGCTGGACTTCGTGCTCGAGTGCTGCAACCGCTACAACACCTACGACGTCATGTGCATCAACGCGCAATCGCAAGAGGGCGAGGCGCTCATGCCACCCGGTACGCCGTGCATCTATGACCCGATGGCCGTGGCATCGTTCAAGCGATACGCGGGCAAGGATGCCGAGCCGAACATCAACAACCCACAGTGCTCGCGCTGGCTGCGTGAGACGCTTACCGACCTGCTGATTGACGAGCTTCGCATCTACCACCCATCGGGCGGCGACGTGTTCACTTCGATGCACCCGATTTACACCGATGTTCTGTGGAAGGCATCGGGCAACATGGACATCACCTGTTACCTGGACGCGATCCGTGCCGAGCTGATGCCGACTACGCATTACCATATCGTGTTCGCGTGGTTCGGCAAGCACGGGTTTGAGCGGTTCCGCCCGTGGATGGAGCGGGAGCAAGCGAAGGGAGTGCAGTTCATCACCGGCAGCGAATGGCCTGAGGGCCTGGCGGAGAATACGCCCAAGGCCATCGCTCAGGATATTCGGGCGCTGCTGACGGCCCCGTGCCATCCCTACCTTCACCGCACGCGGGCGGAAGAGTGGATGTACGAGGCGTTCAAGGACAGCCGCAGGCAGTTTGCGCGCGCGGCGATGGTGCAGACGTATGCCTAGTAAATCCGCTGTCAGCAGCGCAAAGCAGCCAAAGCGCAAGGCTACCGGGCGGCCCTGGAAGAAGGGCCAGTCTGGTAATCCAAAGGGGCACGCGCGCGACGGGGTATCGTTTGCGGCCGTCATGCGCGATATCCTGAGCATGAGCGGCCCAGAGATTGCAAAGGCTTACAAGCATCACATCAAGGAGTACAACAGCTTCCCCAAGGAGCTTACGCTGCGCCAACTTATTTCCCTGCGCTGGGCTGAGTCGATCATCAACGAACCGACGCCCGGCCTGTTGCAGCAGTTGATCGACCGCACGGATGGCCCAGTGCCGACCGTGCACGCGGGCGACGAAGAGTCGCCCATCACAGTGAAGGTTATCTATGTCCGTCGAAATGGTGGTGGAGCTGCCGGAACTTCACCCGAATCAAGCGAGGGTTAAAGCCGAAGCCGCTCGGTTTAACGTTGTCGATTGCGGGCGGCGGTTCGGTAAAACTGTCTTGGCTCAGGACTTGCTAGCCGATACTGTCCTGGAAGGCAAGCCGGCGGCTTACTTCGCGCCAACCTACAAGATGCTTACGGACGTGTGGCGCACGACTTGTAACACGCTGCGGCCCATTGCGACACGGGTAGCTGCTTCTGAGCATCGCATCGATATCATTACCGGCGGGTCGCTCGATATGTGGTCGCTCGATTCGCCCGATGCCCCGCGCGGGCGCATGTATCAGCGCGTCGTGATCGATGAAGCGGCTATCGTGCCTGGCCTGGAAAACGCATGGCAGGCAGCCATCCGTCCGACGCTGGCGGACATGGAAGGCGACGCGTGGTTCTTTAGCACGCCCAAGGGCCGGAATTATTTCTACCGGCTGTGGCGGCGCGGCGGCAATGAAAGCGGTTGGCGCTCCTGGCAGTTCCCGACCCATGCCAACCCAAGTATCAAACGATCTGAAATCGAAGCCATGCGCGCGGAGCTGCCAGAGCGCACGTATCAGCAAGAGGTTGAGGCTGCATTCCTTGAGGATGCAGGCGGCGTATTCCACAACGTGCGCGCGTGCGCCACGCTCACCGCGCCCGACGATCCGGCGGCGCACAAGGGCCATGCAATCGTGATCGGCTGCGACTGGGCTAAGTCCCAGGACTTCACTGTGCTTACTGCCCTGTGCCGTGAGTGCGCGCGCGTGGTGGACTGGGACAGGTTCAACCAGATAGACTACACGTTCCAGCGGGCGCGCCTGGCCGGGATGGTTGCACGCTGGCCTGAGTCGCAGGTGCTACCTGAGCGCAACAGTATCGGCGAGCCGAATATCGAAATGCTTAGAGCCGAGAATATGCCCGTCATGCGCGGGCCTGATAGCAAGCCTGGATTTATGACACTCCCGACTACGAAACCAATGCTGGTAGAATCGCTGGTACTGGCGATTGAGCGTGGCGAGTTGCGTATCCCCACCGACTACGCGGATGAACTAGAGAGCTATGAAATCGAAGTAGGGGATTCAGGACGCCCGCGTTACGGATCACCGGAAGGCCAGCACGACGATAGAGTGATTTCTCTTGCGTTGGCCTGGTACGCAGCCAGCCGAGTATCTCAGGTGTGGATATGAGTATCATCGACAACCTCCGCGCGGCATTCGCTGGCAAGAAGCCCGATGCAGGGCCAGCCATCGCTAACACTTGGCCGATCTACGAACAGCAAACGCCCCAATATCCTCAGCCATCCCCTTACGCGCTTGCCAAGACCGGCTACACCCGAAACGAAATCGTGTATGCCTGCGTTCAAAAGCGCGCGACAGCAGTAGCCGAACCGCCAATGCTGATGTACTCGAGCGAGGCGGACGACGAAGATCGCGAGAAGCTACCCGACCACCCCGCGCGCGCGCTGATCAAGCGGCCCAACGAGGTAATGAGCGAAGGCGAGTTCTGGCAGGCCGTTGAGATTTACCTGTGCGTCGCCGGGTTCAGCGCATGGGAAATCGAGTTCACCAACGGCGGGCAGCCCATCGCGCTATGGCCGATGCGCCCCGACTGGTGCTCGTTCAAGCGCGGCCCCAACCGCCCTATCTCATGCGTGACGTATCAACCACAAGGGCTGACAGCCGTGGACGTGCCAATCGAGAAGGTGCTGTTGTTTAGCGAGTTCGACCCGTTGAATCCAATGATAAAAGGGTTGTCACGTTCAGCCGTTGCGATGCGCGTGACGGCTGCCGACAACGCGGCGACTGACTTTGTGGCGACGTTCTTGCAGCGCGGGGCGATCATTGCTGGCGTGCTCAAGACCACGCAAAGTTTAACGGACGCAGAAGCCACGCGCATTCGCCAACGCTGGCGCGACGTGCACGGCGGCTCTACTGGGTGGGGCGAGGTTGCGGTGCTGGGTGGCGGGACAGAATTTCAGCCAACACAGATGACGTTCAAGGAGATGGACTTTGGCGCGCTGGATGGCAGAGACGAGGCGAGAATGTGCGCCGTGTTCAATGTCCCTCCCATGCTGATCGGCGCAAAGGTCGGGCTAGACGCCAGCACGTACAGCAACTATAAGGAAGCCAAAGGATCATTCTACGAGGAGTCGATGAACCCGCGCTGGAAATACTTCGAGTCCGAGGTACAAACCCAGCTCATGCGCTACTACCCCGACGCCTATTGTGGCTTCGACCTGAGCGATATCAAGGCGCTGCAAGAGGATCGCACGGCAAAGTTTCAGCGCGGCGACATGGGCTTTAAGTCTGGGTGGATCACGCGCGACGAGGCCCGGGCCGAGGCTGGGCTTGACCCGATTGACGACAAGCCGGTGTTCGCTTCGGGTGTGCCGGCAGTGGGCGAGGAAGAGACCGAGGCTGAGAGTAATGCGCTTCCTCAGGTGGTTCCTCCTACCACTATTCCAAACACGCAGCCTCGCCCACTGCCGGGACAGCCAGAAGCGGACATGGACGTAATGGGCGACGAAGAGGAACAGCTAAAGGCGTGGCGCAAGAAGGCCGTCGAATCTGTTAAAGCCGGTGAACGCGCATGGCAACCAGCGTTGATAAGGCGAGAGTGGGAGCCTATCGCTGGTGATTTGTTGGCCTGCAAGACAGCAGGCGAAGTGCGCGCGGCGTTTGAACGGCACTGGCCTTCTAAACCGTCGCTGCTGCGCCAGGTTGCCACGACTACGGCGGCGACACTTGACGACCTGGTGCGCGAGATACGCGAGGCGAGAATGGCGATTGAGGTGTCGCAATCGTGACGTGGGAATATCTGATGGTCGTGGTGAACGACGTGCATCAGCTAAACACCTTGGGCGCTGCCGGTTGGGAAGTTATCGCCGCCGTGCCCCAGGCGATCAATACCGTGTGGTGCTTGCTCAAGAGGCAGGTAATAGTAACCGATGGGACTAGCAAGACTCGTAAGCGCGCTTGATGTAGCCGAGGCTTACGCGGTGTTGAACGGCGCTATCAAGGGCCGCGACCCGAAGGAGCCGGGCCGCCAACAGAAGCTACTGGCTGAAACCAAGTTCCAGGCCACGGTACGGCGCATGTTCAGGTCACAGCTAGACGCTATCACGCGATGGGCCAATGTAAACTTCCAGCCTTGGCAGTATCAGACATTCAAAGCAACGCTTCCGAGTGCGGACGAAGAGATAGACAAGACAGAAGAGGCGTGGCGGGCGGAGTTCTACCGGATATATTTGTCGGCCATCATGGATGGTATAGACCTGTGGGGTAGAACGGCTAAATTTGACCTGGACTACACGAAGATAAACCCAGAAGCAGTAAAGGCCGCTCAACGCATGAGCCTATATTTTCTACGCGAAGTCGATAAAACGACCAAGACCGTGATCCGCGATGTTATCCGCCAGTTCGTAGACACTCCCGGCATGACGCTAGGCGATGTGATTAAAATGCTGCCATTCGACGCTCAACGAGCCGAGCGAATAGCCATCACTGAGATAACGCGGGCATACGCTCAGGCGAACACGAACATCGGTGCAGAACTAAAGCGGGAGTTCCCCAACGTGCCGGTTGTGAAGTTCTGGTTTACGAATCAGGATGATCGGGTATGTGACATTTGTGGGCCGCTGGACACTGGAAAGCCCGTACCGTTTGATAAGCCATTCAATGCCGAGCTTGGGATTGACTCGCCGCCAGCACACCCTAACTGCCGGTGTTGGTCACAGGTGACGACAAACCTATGATGAGCATCAACCTGGAAGGCACGAAAGAGGATGCTACCCGCATTTCTAATGCGCTTGCCTTGTGTTCGACTGAGATTGAACGGGCGTGGGTTACGGCCGGTCAACAAGCGGCAAAGCTAATCCTGCGTCAACGCGGCCTACAGCGTTACCCTGCACAGATCAAGGGCATGCCGTTTGATTTTGTGAGCGATAAGCAGCGCAGATATTTCTTCTGGGCACTCAAGAAGGGGCTGATTCAAGTCCCCTATCGGCGTGGTGGGCGCAGGTCTGAAATGTACGGCAAACAGTATTACGTCGAATCGCACCCGCCGCTTACAACCATTGTCGGCAACCGGGCCAGCTACGCGCGCTGGCTAACGAGCGAAACACAGCAGGCGCGTCAAATGCGTAAGCGTGGTTGGC